AAAAGATCAAGCCCTGAAGATTCGTAAGCTCCCTCTTTCACTATGGGTCTGGTTTTGTATATGCACTACACTGCTAAGGATCTGCTGTCAGATCATCGACTTGCAGGTGATGAACTTATCACAATATTCACTAAACCAGAGGGTGCTGTCACAAAAGTAGTTGACGTTCATTGTGCCAAGAGGACAATCACCCAGCTTAGAGACCCCTTCACAGGTCTCAGTGATGAGACAGGGGTCTGGATGTTCACAGATGAAGGGTCTAGGTTGCTAGTTCACCGGTTTGCTGCGCTGTTAAAGAGAGGACCACTACTGGGGAGGATCTTGACGGAGATAACAGTCAGCGGAGCCACCCTGTTCCTCGTCCTTCCTGAGGATGAGACCTCAATCTTAACAGCATTCTTGTGCATCTTGAGGATCCTTCACTTACCTGAAATGAATGGTTTCTTACGAGACATGTTCCATGTACTTTGGTTTGACGGTGACAGAGAAGAAAACTCTGTAATCCTGGACAGGTTCTGTGTCACCCTTGTGATGATGACCTCCAGAATATTCACTCCGACAAGGGTTGTCAGACCTCTTGCATGCCCCCCAGTTTATCATCATCTTGAAAACATTATCATCGGGAGGCTAAAATTCACCCATATGGAGATGGTGAATATTAGGTCATTCCACGGAGGGAATCTTCAATTCCTCGACCTTGAACATTAAGAAAAACCAAGCCCAAAAATTATAACCCTGTTGAGTCTGAGACCTTTGTAGTGGTCAGGAAGTTAACTCATCAATTAAAAATGGCCGCACCCAATAATGGTGGATTCGGGATCAACTTAGATGAGGTGATCCACCCCAGGGGTAACAATGGAGCTGGGGCAGCTGCCATAGGGATGGCTGGGTTGGAGCGAGTCCCGATCTTCGTCCTGGCTAACCCGATGACTGGACCTGAGATGAGACTCCTGAATCTTGCCTGGGCTGTGGTCCTGGAAGACCCGAACCCTCCTGCCGTGATTGTTCAACTGTTGGTAGAGCTGACTTGCTCTGCCTACTATAACAATCCTAATGATCTGGTGGATCACATCCTCCCCATGGTCGGTCCAGGAGGCTATGCATTGAGAGTCTCTTTCAATGGACTAGGCAGGTTCACAATCCCCGGGAGACCTGAGTTGGAGAGATTAGTGTCTGATTACATAAGACCACGTATCCAGCGAGTGATGAATGACAGGGCTTGGACCGCAAGATTGGCTCCAGGTACAGGTTTGGTGTTGTGGCAGGTGATGTTAATTCAACTGTGCTTGGCATCAGGACATCTCTTTACCGGGAATACAGCTCTTCAGACCTGGTTTACTCGAAGGGTGATTGCATTACAACTGAACACCAGGATTGACATCAACTTGACAGGTGCAATCTTTGCAGTACTTGTGACCCCCGGGGGCTCCCTGACCGTTGTCAGGTGCATGATTGTTCAAGTGATGATGGCAACACTGGCATCTCAGCCTTTGGGAGTACCCCTGGTGGAAGGAATAAGAGCTGCCACTAACTTCTCCGAGTGGGCCGGAATGGCCTGGGCTTTCCTCTCACTGACCTTAGTGATGAGGTCTGCACATCCAATACTCCTTGTCCCGTCAGTGAGAAGGGAAGCACTGGCATTTGTGACAGCCATCCAGGGTCTCGGTGCCAATAGACTCAGACTCCCCTTCGAAAGAATCCTGGGTGCCTCACTCTCCAACGGGTTGAATGCTGGGAACTTCCCAACTCTTTCAAGTGCTGCCTACGGGGTTGCATCGGCCACCTTCTGCAACTTTGCTCAGTTCAACGGAACAATTTACTCAATGGTTGTTTACCGAGCTGCTCAAATCCTGACAAGGGTTGTCACCGCAGTTGACACAGGAGTTGTGGACCCCTTGACTGGTCTGCAAGGACAACCGATGACCGACGCGACCAGAATGGTCACAGAGGCAATGTCTGAAGCCTCACAGGCTCAGCAGGGAGGGAATGTGCCCACCATCTAATCAAGACGTCAAGGAAGTCAACAACAGTCATAACATAGGATAACTTAGTGCAAGCATTAAATCATTAAGAAAAACCAAGCCCAAAGATTATATACTGATCCAGTGATCTTACTGAGCTACCACCTTTTAGTGCCCACTCAATCCACCTACTGAAAGGATGTCAACCTCTGAGAAGGAAATGGCTAACAGGATCATGAAAGATTCTGACCTCCAAGTGATTGGCTTACTTCTGGATGGGCTTGATGACCAGGGTCTAGATGTACGGGCTCTCCCAGATCCAACAGGGAATAGGGATTACACTGATGTATCAACCTTCAAGGACTTGTTCCCCATGATGAGCACCTCGGAGCTGATTGGGAGTTTGAGTGCCTCAGGTTATAGTGACCAATTGGAGAAATCTATCGAGTCAACTGGCAGGAAGCTTGCTGATCTTGCAAGGAGTGCACCAGCGGATGACAATGCAGTCCAATTTATGAAAAGTTACCTGCTGATGTGTGAAAAGACTGGGCAAGAGCACTCGGTCTCTCTCCCAAAGGAAGAGAGGAAGGGGGAGAAGAAAACAGGAGAGCACATGAAACCAGAGCAGAGCCAGGGCCCACAACCAACGGACAAGAACAAGACCGCAGCGAAAGCAGGCCCTAGTGAGACCGGCAAAGCAAACGAGGAGGAGGTTACCAACAAGACACCAGCACCAAGGAGAAACACCCCCAAGGCACTTTCAGGGGCTGAGACAAACGACTCACCTCTGTCAACCCAACTGACCCAAACTCCAGAGGAAGCAGGTGACATGTTCAGCGGTAAAGCGGAAGGAATAGTCTCAGGAGAGTTGAGAACCGGAAAAAAGCTCCCTACAATTGTTGAGGGGTGTGATGCTTCAGGCCGAGGTGACGTGACCCACCTATACCGGTCTCATGAACTGGTTGAGAGGATTCAGAAAGGCGAAAAAACCATGGGAATTGCTTGTCTGAAAGCCTTGGTTATGGGCGAAGACAATTTCAGTGGGGTCCCTTTTGATGACATCCTGGACTGCTTCGGGGAGACATGCGATGACCCTGATACCCCGGGGTTGAGGGGTCTGATGGAGGGTTCTAATGGTCCGGCCAGTGGTCTCCCATGCACGGATGATTACTGTGGACCTTCCACTGTTCTTTTTGATCGGTGGGCGAAGGCAGGCAGTCTGGGTTGTGTGAACTACATGATCCGGCGGTGCATGGGTGACCTTTATGATGGTCTTCGTGCAGCTGCCTGCGATACACCTGCTTACTACCATGAGATGGCGCAACAACAAAAGGACTGCACGGACCAAGTGGTCAAGGTGGTTAGCGGGATGGAGGAGATGGGAGAGGCAATGCAGGAACTCAGAAGGGAGAACACAGAGATGAAACGCAGGATTGCCGACATGGCCGCAGCTATGGAGCACCTTTCTGGAGTTGTGAGCTCTTTGAGTTCGAAACTAGAGACAGCAGTTGTTGTCAGCAGCGGGTACCCATCATCCAAAGAAACTGCAGCTGGGATCAAAGGGTCGACATACAATGAAGACCAGCAAACCTGGAAGACCGGGGTTAGCTCCTGGCAGAAGAGAGAAACCTCTATCTGGACCAACCCCTCTGAGAGATCCCCTCAGGAGCTGAACACGCACGGTGGGATTGGGGAAGATGACAGTGAAGCTTTCCTGAAACAACTGGAAGAGCAGTGGGCTGCAGAGTCCTCAGACCCTCTGAGCTTTGGCACCAGCGGAAGAGGGATCAATGACCAGGACTTTGTGCGTGAAACTTTGACTGGGACGCCTTATGAGGGTGATTACAATGCTTCCCGGGAATCAAAGAAAGGCCCTAGGTTCTAAATAAGACCTTCAAGCCCCAATTTCAATAATTAAAACCTTGTTTTGAACCCCAATTCCAGACCCGAGTGATGAAGATAACCTTCAAACTGTGGTCGACTGCACCAATCATGGCTTTTGTGTGTTTGCTCTTTTTTCTCACTTTGATCAATCTTATAGTTAGAGTCTGGCATGTTGTTTCAGCCAGACGCCTCAATATTCCTCTTTGGCAAAAAGCCATAATCATCGCAGGCATCATCTCCTCTGGGATCCTCATGTTGACTACAACAATACTGGTCTACTTACTCCCCGTCTTTGACGCTGTCCTTGATCTGAGTGAAGTTCATGCAGCACAACAGCAGTAAACCTCTGAAATTAAGAAAAACCAAGCCCAAAAATAATAATTTGTGAGAGCAGAGGGAGATTCTCAAGTTGGAGAAGGTTGTAGACTAAGCAGGGTCGGACAAAAAGTCACCTATTCTAAAGGGAGGTAGGATAAGGGGCAGGCCAGCAAAGATAAGGACAGGAAGATGTTGGATCTGATAATCGAGTTAATGAGAAGTGTTGGGGTTTTCAGAATCAGAAACCTCAACAGGGATCCCTTGGGGAGGCCCTCCAGGAGCATGTCCCTACTCCTCCTATTCATCATCTTCATGGGATCCGGGACTTGCATTGAGATCCTGGTCAACAAGGAAGGGGCAACAAGACAAACAATGGACTTCAAGGCTGATCTAAAGAGTGCTGTGATCTTCCCCAGATGGGGAATCATCATGAAGCCCCAGAGAGAGCTGGTGTTGTCAAATGGTCATATCTTAATCCCTGCTATCCTGGATCTAGGACATGTCACCCCGGTCTTAGGAGAGTGTGGAGGCCCAGTGTATGGGAACATCACCAGACCGTTCTTTGAGAAAACATCGCGTCTGGTGCACCGAAGCGAGGCAGTTTTGAAGGACCTTAGTAAGATCACCACGGGGATTGTTGAGCCTCATGGTGCAAGAAGGAGCAGAAGAAGCATTATGGCAGCACTGGCCATAGGAAAAACTCTTGCTTCTTTGGTCACTGGGGGCTGGAAGATCTATAACTCATTCTCGAGGGGGAGAGAGCTCAATCAAATGAAGGTGCAAATGGAAGAAATGATGTCCAGGATGAATTTGAACCTCAACATGTTGAATGATAACACTAAGAAACTCAAAAAGGAGTTGTACTTCTTTGAAGAAGAGTTTGAGAAGCAGATGTTCAAGCTTTCATACAAGGTAAGTACCATGCATTGTGGATTGCAGAGAGTTAGCACTGAACTCCAAGCTAGTCGCTGGGTGACTAAATGGGAACCGATAGTGGATTCCCTCATGGTGCAACCGATCAACAACCGTCAGGCAGGGTCACTGTTCACTGTGGATGCCCTATCAGGGTTGTTTCACTACTTGGAGGAGAGGTTTGGGTCTCTAAATCCATACTCAGCTTGCCCTGAGTGCACCCTTGCAACCATGACTGTAAGTCACGTCGGAGGGGGTTACAACACTCTTGCCCTGATGATTGAGTTACCAAACCTTGTTCAGAAAGAGAGCTTCATTGTCATGGAACCGTCTTACTTCCCTGTTTTTGTTGGAGACAATGAACCATTCATGTCCCAGATGGAGAGAACGGTTGTGGTGAAAGACGGGAAAGGGTTCACTCTGGACACTCAGAACTGTGATGGTGAACGGTCAACCATGATTTGTGATATTGCTAGTGTCAATCTGAGAGAACTTGGCCCAGTAAAGGATTGGGATCTTGACTCAGAACTTGTGATGCGTAGAATTGACCTTTCAAGAGAGTACTGGTTGGCTTACCCTCTCTATGACTCTATTATAGTATTCACTGCTGAGGAGGGTACTTGCAGAATTCGGAGGCTATCTGGGCAGTACATGACTCTTCCTAGTGGATTACAACAATTGAATGGAGCTGATGGTGGGAACCTAGAGTGCCAGTCCTATTCAATAGCGATCCCACAAGGGGCTCATACCACACCGCTCAGCATCTACGGAAACCCACCATCCATCCGCTCCCCAGATGGGCATGAAGTAGAGTTGATCTCCAGTGGAATCCTGTCGGGACATAGACTCACTGGTCTCTTGAATGATGATGACACTAATGTCTTGTACGATCTTTACATGAGTGATGACAAGAAACAGGGATCATTCATTGCTGTGAATCAGTTCTTTCTCGGAGTTGTCCTTGTCATGGTGGTATTTGGAGTTGTCTGGTTCATGAGGAACAGGTCTGTCATCAAGACTGCATGGGCTGGAGTCAAACTTTATGGAATCAGGGCTTTTGGTTTTCTCAAGCCACCCAAGGTGGTGAGAGCAGGTACGGGGAATCAGAAAGGTTTGGAGCTGGTCCCCATGGAGAGTGTGCCCCTCAGCGTTGATTAAGGCTTGCACAACCTCTAGATACGAATACAGGTAAGGTACTCCTCTGATTGTTTGCCTGAGAACTTTGATGCTATCACTTAATGATCTTCCAACCTATATTAAGACTATATAAATATATCTAGAAATTAATCACTTTACATTGTTCAGCTTTATAATCTATTATTTCTTTATCACAGACACATACACTAATCAACCCTGTGTCTGCATAATCATTTCACTACTATTGATTAAGCTATTCATCGCACGTATTAACCCTCATGATAACTAATTTAATCACAACATCATTAAGAAAAAAGAAAAGGAAAGAAAAAAGAAAAACCAAGCCCATCGGTGGTAACATGGCATCAAAACCGGTTAGAGGTGGAGGATCAGGAGGAGGAAGTGGCCATCGGCCATTCCATCCAAATCAATTACCTCAGTATAAGGCTCGAAGCAGGATTTGTTATGGTTTTCTCAGTGGGACTTGCAAGAGAGGCATTTCTTGTCGGTATCAACATGACCTAAAATGCGGTGGGGAGAGGGAACAACTCCTGTTTTCTAGGATGAAAGTTGACCAATTACTACTGGCAAATTCAAAGGGGAGGGCGCCTCAGATGGTCAAGGACAATTTGCTCTCGGGTGTCCTAAACGAGATCAAGAAGAGGGTCCCCAAGAGTGAGGACAGATGTACCCTGGGAGATAGTGACTTGAAAACCATGCTAAATGGTTTTGAGAAGGTCAATGCAGGTCTCAATAATCCTCAACGCTTGGAGTCTTGGGACCCCAGTGGGACTGTGGATCTCGGGAGACTCTCGCTATTGGGGAACCCACAAAGGCTTGGGTGGAGATTGGGTCATCTGAAAGCTTTGACCTGTGCCCAGCTGGTGATACTGTTGGATTTCCTGGTGAAAGCATTGACTGACATGGAGGAAGAGGGGAGTGAAGGAGAGGGGTCACTATGGGGTGCCAGACATGAACACAGCTCGAGGGGGTGCCGATACTATAAATCCGGTATGTGTTTCAAGATGGGTAGATGCTTGTACTCACACAACCCGTACAAGTTGGGAGCATCAGATCTCATCAGGGGGATAGCGATCGGGTTACAGTCCCTTGATCTTGGTTCACAACCGTTGTGTGAGGATTCAGGGATGCCCAGCCTGCCTCAAGACAGAAAGGCCAGAAAAGATATGGCAAGAGCATTGATCAGCGAATCTGCAATCAATCCTCGTTTACCCAAGGAAAGTCTCTTGACAATGGCCCAGCTGATTTGGGAATGGGATTATGTCCCTCCTAGTGAGTCAGGACCCACTCCACCTTCTTCAGGAGATGTCCCTGGTGAGGTGCGGGATATGCTTCTTACCCTTAAGGCCCTTGAGGGCCCTAAGGGTGTTGCAGCGGCCCTGACTAGGTATAGTCAGGAACACAGAGGGAGGTTATTGATCTCTATGGAGAAAAAGATGTAATTTTAATAGTTGTGAGTTGAGCGATAACTGAATCTACAGATCTATTAAGAAAAACCAAGGATCAATAAGCCCCGGAGGAAAAGATGGAGTCAGCCTTCGTTGGGGGCGGGCTTGACCCCGGGACTGGGGGGGTATCACGCTCACAGATCATGTTCCCAGATCCACACTTGGATAGCCCGATCCTTCCTGAGTCAAGGGATGCCATCTTGATCATATGTGGACACTCCGACCTCGTCCAGACTAAAAACTCAAAGGTACTGCGGGTTGGCCGACATCCTAGGTTTTCCCGGGTTGCAAGTAAAGTGTCAGATATCTTAGCGATAATCAGTACTGAGGCACAAGGATCAACTCTATTGACAGGAGTGAAGCCTCAGCATATGTACGGTAGAATCTTCCAGATGAAAACCGGGTCAACATCGAAATCATTGAGGAGATACCAGGATGCTGTGAAGTGTGCCTACACAGTTGAAGGTCTCCAACTCGATGATCTGCAAGGGGTTCTATCAGAGTGGTTTAGACATACCCCAAGCTTACAGCAAGGAGTAATGGAGAAGTTGAAGAGACTCAAAGAAAGCTCCCCGACAAAACATGAGACAGAGATTTTAACACGATGGACTATCTGGCATGCGATGGTTGAACATATGAGGCTCACAAAAAAGAATCGGAGACGATCTGACCCTGTTGAACCTGTGTTACTAAGGACAGAACAAATAGACTTATACGAGATCGAGGAGTTTTGTCTTGTTCATGATAAACAATCTTTAACGTGGTGTCTATTAAACACTGAGGAGTGTTTGATGTTTTCAGATACCCTGATCAGCAGATTCAATTCAATTCGTTACTTGAGGATGACCTTGGCTGAGAGCCCAGATGCACTTGTACCAACTCCCGAAGATGTGTTGTCACTCTACAGAATGATTGATTCTTGGTTCAGGCGATTGGGTCAAGTGACATATACCCTTGTGAAATTCTTGGAACCCATCTGTGTTGGCCTGACTTTGATGGATTCTGAAATCATCCACCAGCGAGCACACTTCCTCACGGAACAGGTCTGTGCTTTGAGAGATAAGCTAGGATCGGAAGGATTGAGCAAATCAGATGCAGAGTTTTTTACAAGATCTTTTGTGAATAAACTTGCATCCATCACCGGGAACCCAAACAAGGCTAGTGAGATCCATGGTTGCTTCCGGCATTGGGGTCACAATACAATCATCGTTGGACCAGCTGTGGAAGCCATAAAGAAACATGCTTGTCAAATTAAAGCCTTGCGTCTTGGGACATTGACTCGTGTGCATTGTGTGTGGGTCATGTTGGTAATGAAGCATCATTACCACTCACACAATCGGTCATGGGCGTATGCCAAGATCGACAAGTATTTGGCCCCTCACTTAGATCACCACAGGAGGATGTCTACCTTCCCCTCGGATGACGAATCATTGGCGTATCTACACGAGTGGTCCCATGTAACCCCTGGAGTTCTGTATTCTCTTGACTCGATTGAGGATCCTCGGGTCTTTGTGAAGGACAAGAGTGTTGCTCCTGACAAGTCACATTGGGATTGTGTGTTTGACCAGACTCTCCTTGGGTATTGGCCCCCGTTTTACAACAAATCAAGGAGGTTGGCAGATTGCTTTGTCCAGGATGAGGAATTTTCACCTTATGATTTAATTGACTATGTAGAGTCTGGGGAGGTCTTTGTGGATCCTGAATTTAACATTAACCTATCCATGAAGGAGAGAGAGCTCTCTGCTGGGAGACCATTCGGAAAATTGACCTATAAGGCAAGACAGTGTCAAGCTCTCGGGGAGTACCTCCTTGCCGAAGGCCCAGGTCACGCTTTTGAAAGCAACACCATGTGTCACAGTGAACTGGAACTGATGAAGGAGATGGCGACCCAATCACAGGTCCAAACTACTAGCGAGGACTTCATACCTCGCGCAGGAGAGCCGTGTGGGGCCACCATGGTTACAGACTATGCGAAGTTTTGTGCAAATTTCCGACATGAGACATGTAGGCAAGTTGCTCTTACTGCAGGGAAACTATTCGGTTTGAAAGGGTTCTTTGCCTGGCAACATCAGAGAATTGCAAGCTCACGAATCTATGTCGCAGATTACCACCACCCTCCAACACGAACAACAGAGCAGAACCGGTTAGACCCTCCGGATGACGAGACAGTGTGGCATGGCCACACAGGAGGGATTGAAGGTTTTCAACAGAAATTATGGACGATGTTCTGCTGTGCCCTCCTACATTTGGCTTCTATGGAGACAAAAGTGAAGTACAGTGCAATGATCCAAGGAGACAACCAAATCATCACAGGTATCTTGGCTGCTACTGGATCTGAGACCAGGGATGAACTGAGGATAAGGGCAGTCGATGAAGTGAAAAGATTGGGTCATCGGATGATGTTATTAGCCAAGCAAATTGGACTCACCTTGAAACCTGAGGAGACATTTGTGGCTGGGTCATGTACCATGTACTCGAAACGATTGCTGCTCCATGGGAATGACTTGACAGGGGCATTGAAAATCATATGCAGAAGCATGCCCAACTCATCAGCGGTGTTCGATGACCCCGACGCCCAAGCAAGCTCAATCTCATCCTGTGGCTCACGTTCCGTGGGGCGCGGTGTTTCCATTTTAACATCCTACCTTGTGGCAGAGTTCCATGTTGCCCTGTCTTACAAACTGACTGAGCTTTACCATCTTGGAATTCCATCTGGGTTGTCAAAGGCAGCTGGGTTACCCCCGCTGAACAACTATGAGCTTTACCTCTTGGTGAACATTGGTACTGCACTCGGTGGTTTTTCATCAAATTCCCTCATGAGGTATCTGGTCAGACATGAACCGGACCCGGTTAGTGGAGCAATCCATTGGTTGTTTCTGAAAGGGCGAACCAATCCTGACCACTTGAGGACACTGACAAAAGTTCTGAGATCAGTGACACCTTCGAAGGACATCCTGTCATTGATAAAGGATCCTCGAGCTGTGAGTCTGCCCACGTGCAGGACTATAAGCTCTTTGGTCAAACACGCTGTGAAAGAAGGGTTGAGGGAGACTGCAAAGAACCCAATACTAAGCCAGCTTTTCCATGAGAATGCTGATGAGGATGATCTAGCCCTTGCTGTATTCTTACTGGCGACTGAGCCTTGTATTCCTGTCTTCAGTTCTGAGATTTTCTCAAATTCCATTGCTGGGGTTCGTGACAAAATCTCAGGATTCGTTGACAGCACAAAGACCACGTTGGCATCTGCCTTAACACGAGGGTATGCCGGGGGGATGCAGCTCAATATTGTAAACATCCTCATATTCCGGTACCGATTCCAAGTCTCACTTGTCAGAGAGCTCCCGGAAAAACTGGATAAGAGAGTCCTGAAATGCTCACTGGACATCGCTCATGACTTGAGGAAACAAAGCTGGGGAGCAATTCTAAAGGATATTGGTGCGGGGACTTTGAAAGGCGATTCACATCCGACTGTGTTTGAACAGTTTACTTTGAGTGAGGCTGGACCAGAAGGTTGTGAGCTCTGTGAGGGTGGGTCGGACGTGCATCTTGACATGCGAGTGGTGCCATCACGACACCCTGGGCCTATGAGGTATAAAAGAGGAGGGTTAGTCCCATACATCGGCAGCACGACTTCTGAAAAACTTGCTCCCCCAATTGTGCGGGTTGACATGATGTCCGGACCATTGAAAAGTTGTGTCAGGACAGCATCTATCCTTGCTTGGGTCTGTGAAGACAATGACAGGACCAAGGTGGCAATTGACTGGGCAATAAAGCAGAGGTGTGAGGTCGAGAGTGAGGACATAAAGCTGTTGATCCCCTCAAGTACCAATTCAAACGTGCACCACAGGTTGCATGATAATTTCGGGAAGAACAACTTCACTTCCAACCGACCGCTTAACTTCAGTAGCCAAGTACATCTCTCTACAAACACCATGGGGATTTACTCCGGTGAGGGCGGTGGGCAAGATGGCAACATGATCTTCCAAAATGTCAAACATTTGGGACTGAGCCTATTGGATCTCGGGTGTGGGGACATGACAACTCCTCAATCGTACAACTTCCACCTACACGGGATAGGATGTTGCGTGAGAACAATGGATGCAGATTTCGTGTCATCTTTCAACACTGAGCCACCGGACATTGATCTCGCAAAAGGAAATCCTCTAATCTACGATCCCAACCCTCTAGGCGGCTCTAATCTTGAAAAGATTAGGATGGTGAATACCAACCAGCACACCAAAGACATGCTCAAAACGGACCCGACTTCGAGAGCTCAATCAGCAACCCAAGCTCTAGCACAACACCTCTTATCCCGATTGCATGTTGCACTCAAGAGGACAACAGACCGAGGTACAGTCTACTTACCTCAAGAGGATGGGGTTGGAAATATTTCTGAAATGATCCAGCTTGGTCCTTTAAAAGTTTTCAAGGAAGTGGGCCTGCAGCTCTTGGTTGAGATTTTCCAGCACAGTATCAGAGATTCAATTTTACAAGGGTTGGGGCTGGATGGAGGATTCACAGGTTTTGTCGCATCTCTCCCAAGTGGTTCGTTCAGTGTTTTCAACAACATGCTGACTGTGAGGAAGATCAGGGAACCATTGAGAGATTATGCTTTGAAGAGGGGTTTCTCCTACAATCGTGATTGGTCAACGGCTCATGCCTTCAATGAACTGGTCCGGTTTTGCATCATCCACCTCTGTACTGACACCCTCAAAGACCCCAATGAGTTGAAGAACTCAAGCCTGGTCAGACATGTGTTCAGATCCGACCGATACTTTGACTGGGAAGCATTCACCCTGGTAGTTTGGTCCGCGGTGAGAGATTTGAACCAGACAATCCCGAACCTGCATTACAGACAGTGGGTTGATCTTCTCAATCGTATTCAATCAAGCCCAAGCCATCAAGGGATGTTTGGGAAGTCTGCCGTTGTGTCTGTAGCTGCCCGAATCGTATCAGAAGGTGGGGGGTTTGACCTGACATGTCTGGTTGAGCTGAGAAGACACCTCGAGCTCACCAATGTCCATGTGTGGGAGTGTGACCCAGCTGCATGGGCAAGAGAAGCAGTCAAGCAAGAAAAGGGTGGGGAGAGGACTGATGATGTGGCTTGTAAGATTCTCATTGTGCAGAAGTTGTGTCATTTGGGTGATTTGGACTCTGCCATCAAGACCTTGCAAAGACTTGGAACTTCAAGAGTGGAGTGTGTCCATGGGGAACCATTATCGAGGTCCACGAATGCAACCACAGTGTTTCCAGAACCCACTGTCAGGTGTACAAGCACGTCCTTACGAGAAATATTTTCCATACGGAGAACGGGGATTTCATCAAGTGCTCATTACAAGATTCTTGAACTGTTACCCTTGATGATGAACAAGAGACCAACAAGAGCTTGTTGTGTTGCTGAGGGTGCAGGAGGGTTTGCCAAGACCCTCTGCTCCATCCTGAGTATAGAGAAGGTTCATTATTCTACTCTAGTTGACTGGGGCAAGGCCACACCGCACTACACTGCAAATGATGTTGGATCAGAGTTGAGGGTGACCTCTAAAGGAGACCTTGACCCCAAGATTGAAAACCTGGTGAGGGGCCCGAATGACCTCAGGGACCCTACAACTGTGACCTTTCTGACTAAAAAGTGCAAGCAAGTTGACATCCTAACCTGTGATGCTGAGATGTTCTTCAAAGATCTGAGCAGGGATTCAAACCTGTACAAGAACATCATGATCTTGGCTGCAAACATCTTGTCATCAACAGGGACACTGATCATGAAGTTCTTCCTTGGTGATACCCCAGTGTCATGCTTCCTAATCTCAGCGGCTAACAGGATGTTCCATGAGGTTTTCCTGGTAAAACCTTTCTATTCCTCACCTGACTCCAGTGAAGTTTACCTTGTGGCACAGAGCATGAAGCCTGAAAAGGTGAAGGTAGTGGAGGAACTGGATCAGTATATGGACTTGCCCAAATTCCCAATATGGCATGATGACCTCGTGCCTGTGGTGAAGAGGTTTAGAGAGAGACTCATTGATGGTCAGAAGATCAGAGCGTGGGAAAAACAAGACCTGACATTGAAATTGGATGCCCAGTTGGTATCCATGGGATGGACCTCCAATAGAAACCAGATACTGAGCCAACTTGGTGTGAGGACTGATGTAGCGGACCTGCACGAATGTGCAACCGAACTGTTAAGTATGGCTACAGGAGTCATGACCGGGTTGTTTGGGTCTTTCAGTGAGAGGCCTGTGACAGTTCGCTCTGTTGGGAGAGGCGAGCAAAAGACCCTGAGGAGGGCTCTACTTCTGTACCTGGGTGGGATTCTGCTTGTCAGGAGGGGAGAAAGATCAGGGAGGTACATCACCAGGACTCAGCTGAGGCAATTCCTACCGATCTCTGTTGTTGACAACGGGAGAGGGACTACCCCCTGTGTGAACGTGCGATCTTGTGACGGTGTCACTTACATAGATTTACCTTACTTGATGGGGACAGGGCAGCTGAAGACTCTCCAAAAGCTCTCAGGACATTTCTAATCTGACACTGGAACAATCATGAACACAGAATTAAGAAAAACCAATTACGAGAATATTGAATTGTCCTCTCATGGAATTGAT